AGAGGTATTGTTCATGGATTCAATACCTGAATGATACTTAGGAGTAGCAGTAAAGAAATAAGAATTATTTGCGTCTGCACTAGTTTGAGCAATACCCACAAAGTTGTTTTTCTTGACGCAGTGATGTGCCTCGTCAAAGTATACAACATCGACTGCAATCTTAGACTCATTAACTCTATGAATAGAGTCGTAAGTGGTAAAGATGAAGCAATGCTCTCCCGCAGTTTTTGCAGTCGAAGCAAACAAATTGATGAGTTCTGGTTTGGTGCTCTTGAAGTGATGAGTCTCTCCACTATGACAGTGCATAAAGTGAATGTCATTACTATCTAGATACTCTTCAAACTCACCACAAAGTTGATTGGCAAGAAGAATACGAGGAGCAACAATCAGGAAGGTAAGGGGTTTAGATGCCCGTGCAATACGTTGCTTTGCATCTTCCATCATAATGACAGTTTTGCCACCACCAGTCGGCACATAGACGCAACCTTTGCGGTTAGTTTGCACTGCGTCAAGAGCACGTTGCTGATAAGGAAGAAGAGTGAACAATCGTTTGACCTCGTTTGTTGAAATAACTATAACACTCCTCCCACGGGTATGAGAGGGGTAGTGGACACTACGTCGAGTGGCACATGTTTAATGTGGGTGAGAATGATGATGCTCATCAGGATTATATGAATATCCTTCTGGCAAAGGTGGAAGTTTTACTCCAAATTCTTCCCAATTAAAATATCTTTTATGTATCCACAAAAATAGAATTAACTTATTATACTTTTCTTCTTCAGTCATGCCTGAATATTTCTCATAATAAGTAATATTGACATGATTGTAAAGTTTTTGGTAAATAGAGTCGATTACATCAACTTTCAAACCATATTTTGCTACATTTCTTGCAACTAGATAATCATCTATATTATATGTTGAATCAAATCTATTATTACACAAGTGAGAATGTTCAAAATCCCTAGGAACTTTATAGATGTTATGTTTAATTTCTTCTAGGGTTAAATCATCCACTGGTTTCCATGCGTCCATACACCAATCACTTGTATAAACAAAACTAGTTGGACCAGAGAATAAATTATTACTTCTCAGAAAATACTTATCCATTCTATATCTGGATGGTGCTATATTATTATCTGGGAAATAAGTAACTGATTTATCCATGAAGGGAGTTAAATCATAAAACTCTGGAAGAATACAAGTATCGGAGTCTATGTAAATGTTCCACTCACTAGATGCCAAATCATATATTTGGAACTTCTCGTAAGTAATAGGAAAATCAGGATATTTTCTCTTTGTTATTTTTACAATATCAGCACCAATCTTATCAGCATAGTATTCAATTAGTGGATATGTTATTTTAGTAATTTTTGGTATATACTTACCTACGTTAAGAAGAAATATAGTTTTACTCATTGTACCTCCAAATTAAAATTGTCCGTTATCTAACCATTGATAAAATTCTTCAATGCTCGGCAATTCTTCATTGTTAAGTAGTGCTCTTTCACACAACATACCATACATTTCTATTTCCATCTCATCCAATTCTATTTGTCCATCTTCTATATCCATCTCCGCAAATTCATCATTATCTGGAGAACTTTCAAATGGAACATCTACTGCATCTTCTTTATACCAAGAACCACCAACTCCTCCATCCATATTGACAACAATATCATCAGCAACACGATAAGCAGCACCAAAAATCTTTTTGCCACCAGATTGACTCAGGATAGCATTTTCTGCATCCTGCCTAGTGTTGTAACCACTTACTTTGATTTTAGTGAATTGTCCAGATTCTAACAGGACATTTGCTTCCCAGTTCATTGGTAACGTTTGTAAAGTTCAAATTCAATTTTATTTGTAATTTCCTTGTGTTTTACTGATGGGGTAATAAGTTGCTCACCTCTAGCAACAGTAAAATTAGAGGCACAATATAGAACATGTTTCAGATACTTAAGTTCTTCAGATGTAAGATTATTCACAGAAACTCCGACATGTAGTAATCAACAGTAACTTCAAGTTCTGCTGCTTTCAATTCAATTTCTTTTGCATATTCATCAGCAAAAGTATCATCTGCATGTTGACAGAAAAGGTCAAGAGTTGACTCGTGCATTAGTATCTTTCAGGAATTTTATTGTAGGATGTTGGTTCCTCATCTCGACGATGAGTAACATATTCTAATTCATGCCAATACCATCGATGACATAAAACGAGAACATGAATCTTTCGATGTAAAGGACAATCTTTTACATTTTCATCATTCTTACACTTCGAAAGAACTTCAATGCAAATGTATTCGGAACAGACAAAATAAACCCATCCCTCATCAACAAGATTGTTGTGTTTCCACTTTACATAATCATCAACCTGCGGAGTGTAAGACATTTTTATTTCTCTCTAGGACAATCAGGGTGCCAACCTGCTTGGTTACTACAAAAGTAATTTAGTGAAGCACTCGGGGGACGTTGTAATCTCCGCAATGCTTCTTGCTTGTCTTGATATACTTCAAAGAGTTTTTTGTCTCTTTCGACCAACCACATGTTGAAACCAACTATAGCAAATAATCCTGTAAATGTGAATAGAAATGTCTTCACGATGCCAATTTAGAGGAAGAAATAATAAGAAGGAAAGTGAGCATGATTACAACATCCCATGATTTAGTTCTAACAAAATAGGGAATAGAAATCAAGTCTGCCACAAAGTTAATAATAACACCTGCAAGTACATTTACATGCAAGATGATAAAGTAGGCAATAATAACCCCAATGCTGCCTGCAATTCGTGCTGGAACATCGGGGTGAAATACATTTGCCCTTGACATCATCGGTTGTAAAGATAAGAACCTGCCCAGTCTGCACGTTGGTACATTTCATTGCGGGATTTCTCGTCAACAAGATTGTAACGGATACCCTTAGCAGGTGCAGTCCAGGAAGAAGATTTGTAGACATCTCCTGTCTTCAGGTCAACAAATGCGTGAGCAGAACGTTGACCATTGGAGGAAACTTCATGCACAATTTTAGCATACTTCCTGCCTTTTGTGTAGACAAAGTTATCAACTCCTTCACCCTCAGAGAGAGCATCAATGCACTTCTGATGATAACCAGTTTCATCATTTCCCGCAGTGATATGACGACGGTGCATCTCGATTGAATAGGTTTGATAGTTGGTGCGAAGAACATCGCAGAACTGCTCAATCAGGTCGATGACTTTTTCTTGGGTGAGAGTGGTGTTCATGGTCTGTTCCTTTGACTCTCTTAGAATACACGGTTTTGACCCCAATGGGGGGTTTAGTGGACACTCCCACAACTGGCATGGTCCTTCTCCCATGGTGAGAAGTTCTTGGTCTCATTGTTTTTCCAAATACCATAGAAGTGCATTTTGATTACATCAAAACCAAATTCTTCATTGATATTCTTTCCTGCCTGTTTTGCATTTCGGCAGAACCCAGGAGCATGAGATGCTGGCATATCAAAATATCCACTCTCATTTGCATATCTCCACCAACTACGAACAATCGTAGGGTCAGCAGTGGGTTTTGAAATTTGATTGCGAATAAATTCTTCGCACACTTCTACTGATGCAGACATAATCAAAAAGGTAGTGAGTTTACTTTATTCAAAGCATCTTCTGCTTTGGTTAATCCTTTACGGTAGTAATCAGCAATTTCCTGAATACAATCCACAAGGTCATTGTAGAAAGTATCAACATCTACTTGGTCATCTTGCAAGTATTCATCTACCGAATCTTGCAAACGACATTTACGTTGTTGTTCATAAGTTTTATTCCAAAACTTTTGATTTTCTTCAGTCCAATCTGGTCGTCCTTCAATCGTCATTTTAATTCAACCACCTCAAGTTGCATACAATTATCGCACCAATTTAGTAGTGCATCATCAGAATCGGTTCCATACACATAATCTGTGTATTCTGTGTTGGGAATATGAATTGCATACTCCTGAACTTCTGGTCGAGTGTAATCTGATTGCACGTCAATAATTTTTAGAATTGACTGAAGAAAATCTTTCTCTTCTCTACTCTCAGAAACATCTTGAGCAATGTAAACAAATTCATAGATTGCATCTATTTGTTCATCCGTGAATGAATACTTTCTCATTACACTAACTCCTGCTGTTGTTGCATAACTTGCTCTTCTACAACCTCATCAACACATTCTTGAATCACCTGATAGATGTAATCAATGTTGCCAACATCACCGAAGATGCGTTCAAGAACTTCAGGATCTTCTACGACGTTATCATAATCAAACTCACCATTTTCATCCTTCAAATGGCAATCTTCTTTGGTGTAAATCCATGCAGCACAATCTGCATCTTCTCCCTGTTGTTCAATCAGTTTGTTGACTCGATCTTTGAGTTCTTTGAGAGTGTAGTTCATGATGATTCAGAAGTTGTTGTTTTCAATATCCCACTTAGAAAGAAGTTGAATCTTTCCAGCAGGAGAACGAAACTCTAAGTAATAGCAAGAGTCATAATCTTTGTTGATTTTGATGAACTTATATCCCTTAGATTCAACAAGTTCAATACCTTGTTTGAGAGTGTAACCAGTGTTCATCATTGGTGTTCATTTAGTTCGGAAATAATGTCACGAAGTTGTTGAGCACTACCGACCATTGCGGAACGACTGTAACCAGCAGATGATGCGTAATTATCATCTAATGTCTCATAATCAAGACAAACTTTATTTGCAGATTCAAGTCGTTCAGCAATAAGTTCAAGTCGAGTAATGATTTGATAATCCATCAAAAAGTAATAAACGCATGGTCAATATCTAGCACACTATCCTCATCAGTGTACCGCAGACTGTGAGCAATATGAAACTCATCATCTTGAATGTCATAAACTGTGACATCCTGTGCGAGTTGCTCAGGTGTGAATCGGATAATTGTGTGAAGCAGTTCCGAGTAGGTCATGACCTCGTTTGTTTGTTGCACATACTATAACACCCCTCCAGTGAGTTGGAGAGGTGTTAGGGACTCTTCTACAGGTGGCACACGGTGTTAATCGTCGAAGGTTCTAGTTTCTAAACCCTTAACGTCGGTTCCACGTTTAATCATTTTCATCATTGCTTCTTGAGCACACTCCAAATTGAAAAAAGTTGCCCATTTACTTTCACCATTAAGTTCGTACTCTATGGCATAAAACTCCTTTGGACTTTCACGCATAGAAATACTCCTTCCATTCTGGATTGTTTGTTCTCTTCATGGAGAGTTCTATTTTATTCAAAGGTGCTCTTGGTTTTTTGAGCAACTTCATTCCACACTCTTCCAGCAATCTACTACCTTTAGTAGTGTTACATCTAGTGCAAGCAGTAACTAAATTTTCCCAAGTATCTTGACCCCCTTTACTTCTAGGGTGAACATGGTCAATACTTAAATTTTTTGTTGCTCCGCAATACTGACATTTATTACCATCACGTCTGTATATCATAGACCTTGTAGGTTTATGAGACATCATAAGTGTATATGGTAATCTAATGTAATTCACCAGTCTTATTACAGTATTAGAGAGCAGTTGTGCCTTCTCTTTCATAAGAAGTACAACTGCTCTCTTCCAGTCTGTAAAGTTAATTGGTTCATATGTTGCATTTAGAACCAAAACCGTTTTGTGAGGTTGAATCCGTAAATACTCCATACAGGTAGTTTTTTTCTAGATTTTACCTATAAGTATCTATAATGTCAAACGTCACAGGTAGGACTCGAACCTACGACCAACTGCTTAGAAGGCAGTTGCACTATCCACTGTGCTACTGTGACAATAATGTAAAGAGGAAGAGACCTCAGACGTATTGATACTCTTCAATCAATACGTCTTCTTCCTCATCATCTAAACCCAACTGAAGATTTACATAATCTTCGTAATCAATTCCCAGAAACTTTTCTGCGAAATGTTCGTAATCGTCATGAAGAATACAAGTGCCAATCATTGTGATGCCTCCTTGACTTGATTTGTAAATCATACCAGATGGTACAGGTCTTGTCCAGTGTATTATGCCAGTTTTCTAGGTGGCACCGCAACTTTGAATCGAGTCAGAATGTGAGGAAATCTATTCGCACATTCTCGAACAATTTGAGATTCTTCATCTCTATCTAATCTATTATAGAAACCTTCAAGAAGAATTTTAGAATACTCCTTGGCAATTTCTTTAGTGCTCATACTATCTATAATCTCATCTACATAATCTTGCAGAAAATCATCCCTAGTCCTTTCGTTAAGTGTAAGTTCATCTGCAAATTCAAATTCTGATTTCATTGCATTAAGTTTTAGTGATGGTCCTTCTTCGTATTTTAGGATTTCGGAATAGAGATCTTTTGTCATGATTATTCTGGAGAAACAAGTTCAGCAAGTTTTTTTTGCTCACGCATTTCTTTAATTACCATTTTAAGTTCGGCAATATCTTCACTTAGAATACTCAAGTCATCAGAGATCAACTCTGCTTGATAAGCACTCCGACACTTTTTATACTGCTTGTGCAGTTTTTCAAACTTTTTCTTAGCATCTTTTAGTTGTTTTTCGTGCTCCTGAAGTGCAACCTTATCGTAAGTCATTGAACAGTGTAATTTGTAACTCTAAAATAAAATTTGAGGGGATAGAAAGTGCAGAATTTCTTCCACACTTTCATTATGTAGTAAACTTATGGAGTTGGGTCGTAATAGACAATTTCCTCAAGTGCGGGAAGTATTTCGTACTCAAGGTCATCGAGATGTTGTTGCATAATGGTCATGTCCATTTCATGCAATTTTTTCTCTCGGTCTATTACTTCTCTTATTTTACCACAGATGTTCTCCAGTTCAAAATAACTGTAAATCACTTTGCCCATTGTCCACGTTGTACCAGGATTTTACGAATTTCGAGAAAGATAAACTCCCTCATACGAGGATTGTCAGTGCATCCGTAGGCATTACGGAGACGTTGAAGATACTCTTCTTGAGTGGTCATTTTTACAACTTTTGCATTAGTTTCACCGATTCCTCGCATAGAAGAACCTGCTTTGACTTTGTTGCGTCCAAAGTTACCAGAAATTCGACCAGAGGTGCGAAATTTTGGTTTGATTTTGGAGAGATTGGAAAAAGTCATGTCGTTTCCTTTGACTCTCTTACTATACATGAAAAAGGGAGGTCCGCACCCCCCTTGTGTCAGTCTTCAAAGTGGGACAACTGCCGTTGCAACTCGTAATACACACCATTGAGTTTGAATAGCATATATTGTTCATATTGGTTGCCTTTTAACAGTTGAACAATTTCTTCTGTTAATTCATAAGCACGTTGAATCTTCTCTTTCTCGGTCACTTTGAAAGTACCCAGTGAGAATCTTCTTTTTTATTCATGGTAAAACGATATTTACCAGTAATTGAGGAGAGATACAGAATATCATCAACCTCATTGTCAACATAACAACTATGCAGGTTGCTCATGTCGGTATAGAACCGCAGTTTTGCAGCACTAGACTGAGGAACAACACATACCATTTTACGTTTTACTTTAGACATTTCAGACAGCAAGAGGAAAATCAGAGATTTGAACCAATTCAGGTTGCTTAGAGTCGTCAAACTCATGCATATTATAGCAAACCCATCCAGCACTAGTGAAAATGTACGCATATTCTTCATTATTATCTTTGGTGAGATACTCATCCATAGACATCAGAACAGGAGGAGTGACATCACCATCACGGTCAGAATAATACTGAGGACCGTATTCTGCATTTTTAACAGTACCATTGCCATTCCAACGATCATCAGTCCAACACGATGACATATCACCACCGTCAATCAGTTCTGCTACTTTCTCCTTCGTATTGTAGTGTGTCTTGAGAATCCGACCCAACCACTCAGGATAACCATCCCAATGATGATAAGCAGAAAGAATATCGTTTCCAATTTGAATACCGATGCGTGAACGAGTTGCCATGATAAAAAATTAAGGACGAAAAGTTAAATCAGAGTTGTGCTAGTGGGTCTTCACCACCAAACCAATCTGTCTCCTCCGTTTCAAGTTTGGATTCAAATTCATCTTCGAGAATATCATCCATAGACTCAAAAATATCATCTTCAGGAATCAACCACCACCCATCATGGATGTCATCGTTGATGTGTTCATACTGTTTCCCTTCAATAAAAATCCGAGACATGCCCTTCATTTGATTACCTAGTAATCATAGCACGTCTCGGTTGTGGTGGGGGATGTGGTGGACAGTGCCTAGACTGTCACCGCAACCATGTGACGATTGCGTATCTGGTCCCGTTATTTACTGTTTTTACTTCATGCGGAAACATGAAGTTTGATGGGAATATAACTACCGAACCCACTTTGGGTGGAATTACATATCCATCATCGAAGAATGATAGTTCACCTCCCTCATAATTGTCGTTTAAGACAATAGACATCGAGAGGATTCTCTTTGCTGATTTTATATCGTCAGTGTGACTACGATGATACCCACCATCGTTATATCTCAACAAATTATATCCACTATCTCCATCAACTCTTACACCAAATTCATCTTTATACTTTTCAGCACAACTATGAACTTTTCGGTAAGTAAGTATATCTAACTTATATCTAACATCTGGATTTTTATTCAATGAAGAAACTCCAGACATATCTAGGTCTTCACAGACTCTGTAGTTATCAACATTGCCTTCAGTTGTGGCAACATTCCATTCATCTGATGAGGAATACTCATCCAGAATGGTTTTACACTCCTCTTCACTAAAAACATTATCATAAGTTTTAATGAAATTGAAAAGTGTTGAATTACTTTCCAATTTCACAAACTCATTCTCCCTCAGGTGCAAAAACTTCTTCTTCTGGAGTTTCGAGGAGATTTCCTTTTGGTACAGAAACTTCTTCTACTACAGGTTCTGGTTCAGGTGAGTAAACTTCTTCAACTACAGGTTCTGGAGTAGGAGCAAATACTTCTTCTTTTGCTTCTACTTTTTTACCTTCGATAAGGTCTTTGAATCTTCCCATGGTTTTTACTTAATTGAAACTACTTGTTCTGGTTCTTCATCAACACCCATTACAACGTGCATCCCCTCCCAAGTAACAATACTTACGATGGAAGCAATCAAAGCAATAATAATAGTTTTTTTCATAATCAGTGGTTGTGGCAAACTCCTTCTGCATGACAGTGGGTTGAATTTCCATTCATGTGGAATGTACCATGATAGAAACCAAAACCAATCACTGCACTAAAAAATGCAACTGCACTTGCTGCTACGAATGGTGCGATGTTTGATGCACCTTTTACTGCTAGAGATTTCATAAAATTTATCCTAAAGTTAATTAACTCCGATGTTATTTATAAAAAAATAGAGGGCATCGCACCCCCAAGAGTCTATTGGATTAGAAGGAAGACCTATCCCCCATCTCCCATATCAGGCAGCAACGGTGCTGCGGGAGAATGCAACAATGTTATTTGCTGCGGTTTCAGATGTGTTTGCATCTATGTTTATGTCCCGTCAACAATTACGACCTTTTTGCCCCGTCGAAACCATGGCACCCCCGTGAATGGAGGTGAGGGGAATCGAACCCCTGTCCGAAACAACAGACTTCGCAACCTCTTGGACATTTTATATAGTAATTCAACTTCCTTCATTAGTCAAGTAGTCGGTAAATATAACCCCATCTAAGTGGTCAATTTCATGTTGAAGGATTCTGGATTTAAGACCACTTACAGTCGTCACATCTGGTTTACCGTTAATATCTCTGTACCTCACCATAACTTTATCTGGACGTGCGATGTCTTCATAAACTCCAGGAACACTCAAACATCCCTCATTGATAGTCACAAGGTTTGCGTCTTTAGATAAAATCTCTGGATTGATTAGAATCCAGTTACGACCACCATCATCAACAACTACAATTCTTTTGTTTACTCCTACCTGAGGTGCTGATATACCAATTCCCTTTGCTTCACGCATAGTCTTACACAACTCAACACAAAAATCACGAAGTTCAACATTTATGCGAGAAACTCTCTTTGATTTTCTTCTTAGACAAGGTGCATTGTCTGTGTAGATTTTCATGACTCTCCTGTTTTAACGTGCTCTTCCCATACAAGTCCAGATGACTTTCTTGGTTCCACTTTTTATCTTTGATGATTTATGTATGTAAGTAAAATCACAAGGAAAACAAAGTACACTTCCTTTCTTTGGTTTTACTCTTAACTTATCAGCAAGGAACAACGTATCACCACCTTCAAAGTCATCATTCAAATAGACAACATACGAAAAGATGTATTCAGAATCTATATCTTTATCTAAATGCCATTCATAGTAATCTCCACTATCATAATAACGATATATGTAATCACAAGTTAAGTTAGCATAATACTCCTGAAGATAATGAGAGAATACACACCTCTCATAATAATGGTAATGAGCAGAAGTAATTACATCATGAACTAGGGCATCAACTTGTTTGAATCTATCATCTATAGTAATGTTAATCGACTTGTTATGCCTTATTCTTGTCTTTTCGCAAAGATTATTTTTATAAACCTCGTTTGATTCAACTCCGTGTACTATCGCATCACAAAGACCATCATCTAAAAAATTCTCAAGTTCAATGATGAATTTACTATGGTTTATAATCTTCATGGCAAATTTTAAACCTATACCCAGGTATATAAATGGAGGATAGGAGACTCGAACTCCTGACCCCCTGCTTGCAAAGCAGGTGCACTACCAACTGTGCTAATCCCCCTTCTTTTTTTCTTTGAAGTACATACTATAGTACTTTTTCTTCATTTTGTCAATTACTTGCATATCTTCTTCAAATCCCATGTATTTGAGATGTTGGTATACACCTTCCATCTCACCTAATAGTAGAAGTAGATTTATGGGGGTAACAGGACGACCCCCAAATTCATAATTGGACATTATAAAGAAGTGTCGATGAAAGGACTTGAACCTTCATGGATTGCTCCACTGGAACCTAAACCCAGCGCGTATACCAATTCCGCCACATCGACAGACTCCTCCACCTGGACTCGAACCAGGAACCCTCTGATTAACAGTCAGATGCTCTGCCGATTGAGCTATAGAGGACCGAATCACTTGAATCTTATCAGTTCTTTGTCAAAAACGCAATCTTCTAGACTCTCTGTTTCAATAAATGAGAATGCCAATGTGGTTCTAAACTCCTGTGTGTTGACATTTGGAGAGTTGCCAGTGTGTGACCAATATGCTGGTATCAAGACTCCACAATTTGGAACATACGATGTGTAATCATATGTATCAGTAATTGGATTGTGGCATATAAAATGCCCACCCCAACTAGCATCCCAATGTAAATTACTGAAGAGGATAAAAGTGTAATAATACTCAGGGTCAAAGTCAGTATGAAAGTAAGACCTTTGATGGCAGGTTTGTCCGTTAGAATATATTCTAACGAGTCGTATATCTTTTTTGATATACTTTAAAACTTTCAGTTTGATTATAGTTGCTACTTTATAAAATACAGCAGAACCATAATCATACCTTTCAAGATTCCATATTAAATCCTCTGGCATATCTTCTATGGCAGTCCAGTTATTTAACTCCCATCTTCCATACTTTGTTAATTCATCATTTAATGAGAGAAATAGAGTTTCATCTAAAATATTTTTAAATTTTACTATCTCTTTCATTTTTATCCAAAAGATATTCAACAGTATTAGCAACATCGTTCATTGCTTCTCTAAGAAATGGATGCTGACCAGAATGCTGTTCCATTCTACTAACACCGTTTCTATATTCCTCAGAAAGAGTCCAACGCCATTGCGACATACTCTTAGAATACCAAAGATTTATCTTCATGGTACAAGTGATGACCTAAAAATTCTTAGGTCAATCGGGTGTATAGGATTTGAACCTATGACCTCTGCTTCCCAAAAGCAGCGTTCTACCAAACTGAACTAACACCCGTTATAAGTTTAGAAACTTTTGACAGTTTTCTGAAAGTGTATATTGACTCAAGTAAGCAGGTTCAATAAATGAAAATGCCATTGTTGTTCTCATTTCTTGAGTATTATTGTTTGGACTTGCCCCAAGATGAGACCAATAACTTGGAATACAAACACCAGTGTTTGGTACATAAGGTGTGTAATCATATTCATTGGTATGTGGGTTCAAGCAAACAAATTCACCTCCCCAATTAGTATCCCAGAATGTGTTTGTGAATAAGATGAATGTGTAAAATTGTTCAGGGTCAAAGTCAGTATGAAATTCTGAACCCTGTCCACAAGTTTGACCATTAAAATGGATTCTAATAAGTTTTAAATCTTTTTTAATGTGCTTGCAGATTTTTAATTTGATTATTGATGCTGCATTCAGATATACTAGGTCTCTTTTTTGATAACCTTCTATACCCCATGCTATGTCTTTACTATAACTACCATCTGACTGGTTTGTCATAGACCACCTTGCATAATTCTTTAGTTCATCATTGATTGAAAAAAAGGTATTAAGATTTAAAACATTTTTTAGTTTCAGTGGTTCTTTCATTGCATCTAATCAAATTTTGAAAACTTAATAGTTTTCAAATGGGTGATGAGGGATTTGAACCCCCGACTGCCTCCGTGTAAAAGAGGAACTCTACCACTGAGTTAATCACCCGATGAAAACAGTATAGTGTAAAATGTTTAATGTGTCAACTATAGAGTTTATAGATTGGTTGTCTTGAAAGAAGTTCTTCGTATTTACTTCTTACACAATAGACAAAAGCAACTGAAGTTCTCAATCCTGCCTTAGAAGAAACAGGAGGAGTTCCTGTATGTTGCCAGTTACTTGGAATTAACACTCCATTGTTTGGGATGTAAGGAACATAATTATATTCCCTAGTGATTGGGTTTTGAACTACAAATTCACCACCCCATTCAGTATCCCATGCACTATTTGTAAACAAAACAAATGTGAAACAGTAGTCTTCTTCAAAGTCTATATGAAATCCTGGTTCAGAACCAAAGTATTTTGCACCAGAATGAATTCTTAGAAGTCTAATATCCTCCCTCAAAAATCTTTTAACTTTTAAGAGAATACTAGTTGCTGCTTGATAATATACAAGTCTATCCCATCTATGACTTTGCCCAAGAAACTTTTTTTCTAGTGCAGTTTGACTACCATTGTCATAGGTATATTCAGTGTCTATGGAAGCAATTTCTTCATGCACCAAAGTGAATAAAGATAATGGCAAGACACTATCATATTTAATTGGAAAATCCATTCTCATAACAAAATACGGAAGAGGTGGGATTTGAACCCACGGTGCCCGTGAAGACACGTCAGTTTTCAAGACTGATGCATTAAACCACTCTGCCACCCTTCCTTATGTTTCGTGATTTATATGTGGGTAATTGACTATAATAACATACTGTATCTACGATGTCAACCGATTGTGATTTTGATAATCTCTTCTTCTGTGAACAATCCAGATTCTAGAAGTTTTGCAGCAGGTTCGTAATCTTCTTTCTTAAGTTTCTTCTGCATCCAAGAGTCTAGTGCATCAACAGGTCTACCACCTTTTGCTAGAACTTCCATCTTGTGCTTCTTGAAAGCATCAATGTTTGCCTGTCTTTCTGCTTGTGCCTTTTTACCAGACTCTATGAACTTTTTCTTGTTATCGGCATCAAACTTCTTCAGATGAGGAGCAAGTTCTTCATTCATGTCATCATCATCTGAGAGAGACTTGGTGACTTTATTCTGAACCATCTCACCTGCTTTGTTAGAAACAGCACCAACTAGTTTCTTTCTAAGTGCTCCCTTTGCTGCAATGCCTGCACCCTTAGCAGCAATACCTCTTGCTGCCATTCCACCCATAAGTCTTCCTACTGCTACAGCAGCAAGTGGAAGTGCTTCAGAGATAGTTCCTTCGGTGATGTCATGCTTTCCACCACAGTGCTTACACTCTGGTCCGCAACCACAACCACCATCTTCCTTAATGCTGTTACCGCAGCACCCACACTTTGAACCTACTTTCTCTTCTGCCAAATATGGTGCAGTATAGGGCCATTTGTCTAGGAATGATTCTTGTCCTGTTGTTGACTCGGACAAGATATTTTTAGATAGATTAGAAATATTCTTTAGGTCTTTGGAATTCATGACAGCAGGGTCTTTTTATGAAAGTATTTATAAACACTCAACTATCACCAAGTAAAGGCATTGAATGTCAATCTTTTATCATCAGACTTCCAATCAGCAACTGCATTATGAAACAGATTACCTTCGTAGAAAATCAAAGTATTATATTCATGATACTGAACATGATATTCCTCAAAGTGCTCAGCACGTTTTGATGTAAAAATATTTGCTTCTCTGTAATTGCCAGCAGTTACATACTCCTCACCACTTGAAATAAGTCTGTAGAAAGCAGTCCCAGACTTATCATCTTCACACCCAGTAAGAGGGCAGACAGCAGCATAGGGAGTTCCATCGACGTGAGGAATCTTTGCTTTTACAGAGTCATATACTTGAAATGTATATGTAGGTTCATTGCAATTGTTATTCATACTTCTATCCATGAGAAATTTACTTCTCAAGAATAGAAAGAAATCAGTGAAGTGATATGTGGTGCATGACAAATGACTAGTCAACCATGTTGTTTCTTTGGAACGGTTTCCTAATCCAATGTTTTCCCTTTCATTGAAAAAATCACATGTCTTTGCATATTCAACAATCTCTTCTGGATGCTCCCAGAAGTCTTTCACCACAACAATTCTAGTATTTGTATTACCAATCGTTTTTACCTTTGGAGTAATATCTGGATTGATAGAAAATATCATTTGGTCAACTTCTCTCATAGTTCTACCTCTGGCAAATCGTAGTTAGTGACAAGAAGTTCTGTCTTCACATTATCATTAGTTCCCTTCTGTCCTCGATGAACCATCGAGTAACGAAGTTTCCATTCATTTAAGTTATACTCTTTATATCTGTTTAGTAACCAGTCGTTGACATTGTAAGTAATCATGAACCGATGCGGGCACGAGTCCACATCATCAGCAAACCTTTCATGACTAAAAGAACTATGAAGTTTACGACCAGTACCATAAAGAAAGTCTTTAATGTCATAGGGAGGGTCAAGAAAAACAAAAGTATCTTCCCCAGGAGCATTCATCACTTCTGCATAGTCAATGTTAGTAATCTTCCAGTTTCTAATAATATGAGAATACTTTGGAAGTTTATCAATACCAACCAAAGAAAAGTTAGAACGTGATGCCTGAACAGAGAAAGTTGAGTTTTCTGTCAAACCAGAATAAGAACACTTATTCATCACGAAGAAAGCAACTGCCTGCTCAAATGGTTCTAGAGTTTCAATGTCACTCTGATACTGTTTGAACAAGTCCTTGTGTGCTTCATCATCACCATCAACTTCTTCTTTGATTGCTCTCAACTTTTCTTTCAATGTCAATCCATTGTCACGAAGTTGTACCCAGAAGTTATAAAGATAAAAGTATTTGTCATTAACCCAAATGGGAACCTTTGAGTGGTTCTGACTAACCATCAAGGAAATACTACCACCACCTAAGAATGGTTCACGAAACTCTTTGAAGTCACTAGGAAACCAGGGTGCAAGAGTTTTCAGTGCTTTACTCTTACCCCCTGGGTATCTAAGACAAGTTTTTAGTGGAAATTGTTTCATTCTAAAGTGTTGCAACTCCAAGAGGATAGACTTGTAGTTCTAATATAACATGCACCCATTAGTTTGCCAAATGATGCTTTACAAACCAGTGCAATATCTTCTTTAGTTAGTTTGCCCCAACGTCCTCGTGCAATACTTAGTTTTAATAAATTCAACATTTAGTTACCTCTTCTGCTTTATTCCAAATATATTTTTTTAGATTTTCACTCTCAGGTACAATATCAACTTCTTCTACATCATTTATACCATCATAAATCATCGTAATGTCTTTATGAGAAACAGAGAAAGTAATTCTTGATTTACCTTCTGTAAGATTTTTAGAAAAAAGAAGTTTTGAATCAAGAACACCAAGTCTATGTGTCCAAGGGTCAATCAAAACAAACCATTCAGATTTTGTTTTAAATTTAGAAACACCAGACTGAGTTTTTTTAAAGTCCCAACTTTTTGATTTAATGATTGAAGGGTTCTTATCTTGAGGTTCTAAACCAAACTTTTTAGTCTTTACATCCCATAGATGCTTATTCAAATAGATTCCATCTGGGTCATTTTTTTCTGTTTTCTTGGAAGGTTCAATATCAATATACTTAGAAAATGCGTCAATAAACCCATATTCAATAGTTTCTCCCCTAGCAAAGCAATCAATTCCTTCATTCAAGGGGTGCATTGCAGCAACTATATTTGCTATACTAAAGAATTTTTTATATTCTTTTTTAGGAATAGATTTCAAATCTTCAATAAACTGTTCAATCATAATACTAATAACTGAAAAAAAATACCCTTTCGGGTAGTGCGAGTAGGGAGACTTGAACTCCCACGGGATTAACTCCCAACAGATTTTAAGTCTGGTGCGTCTACCGATTCCGCCACACTCGCAAGGTAGGACCGCAGAGAATTGAACTCCGTTCACACCGTTATAAGCAGTGGGCCTTAACCAATAGGCGACAGTCCCAGAAGACTAGACGGAAAATAAAGTTCCGTCTCTTCTGCAATCGGAAATAAATCTCCCAAGAGACTTATTCGAGTTGACTGTCTCTTCAAGTCGAGTTACAAAACCGTCAGTATCATCGCACTCAAAGAAGTACCACTTCTCTGGGTCCGCAGTAAAAGCAACACCAATTTCACCATTGTCATGGTCAAAAGCAACCCTAGAGATTGCGGATGATTCTGTAAACTCCAACCAAAGCATCGACTTTGACCTCTCTCTCGATTACCTAGTAATCATACCACTTCTGCCTGCTCCTGGCAAGGTGGCATGGACAGTAGACTGACCGTCAGTCTACAATAAGACTATACCAGGTATCACTCATACCTTCGATAATTTTATCTGCACCTTCTCTATCATTAGCATAACCTTCTTCAAGAAGATGCTCAACTACTTTCTCGTAGTGCTCATGAATCTTTTTTGCTTCTTTTGGTGTAGGTTTCATTGTTATCTGTCTTTTTTACTATTTAGTGTATCATTGCTTTTGCAAAAAACTCATCAACCTTTTCTTGGTCAATCGGCAAGTCTGGTTTTTGTGGTTTAATCCAATTTGGATGTTCAATCACAGATGTAGCATGAGTAATTCTATGATACTTATGAGTATCCTGATCGGTACAAATTCTAGAAACACAAACATTGCCAGCAACAATCAATCTGTCAGTATCAGAATGATTTTCTACTGCACCATGAAGTGCCCAAGAAGGAAAAACCATGAAAGTTCCTGGTTCTTGATTCTCTACAAACTTTTTACCACCTTCATACTTTGAAAAATAAAAACATGGTCTATCAGTTGGTTCTATAAAATGAACCCAAGAAAACAAACAATCATATGAAAAATGAGCATGTTCACAATGATGCCCACCCTTTCCTGCTGGATAAACTTGAGACCAGTGGTCAAATGAAAAGTCACATCTATCAAACAAATTCACATGCTTCATGAATTTATAGATTTGTTCACGATATTCATCCAGAAAAATAATTTCTGGACGTTCCTGAATATTATCCTCCCAGTATGATGAGTAATAATTTTGCTGATAATGCAACCACCTTCCTTCATCAGAAAGCAGGTCTTTTTTTACCTTTTCAATTTTTTCTTGGTCAAGAATAAGTTTATCAGTCCATAATGTAAGCATGATTACTATCGATTCAATTTGTTAGTTTTACTTATGAATTTAGATTGAGATTCTCTTTCTCTTTCGTCAGTAGAAAGTTCTGCTCTTAGATTTCCAATTCTTTTCTTTTTGAGAGTATTTCTAAACCCAAGGTCTTTTGGGTTATTTTCAATAGAACCCTCAATCTTTTTAAGTTTTCTTTCTACTTTATCAGAAGGAAACTTTTTATAGTCTTCATTGACTTTAGGTGCTTTATACACCTGGTATGGTGAACCACCTTGCCCCTTTGGTGGTTTCTTCACTGGTTTTTTCCTCTTGCTAGGAGGAGGAACATCCTTCATTTTATCATACTCTTTCTGATATGTCTGCTGCAACATGGCAGTTTGACCACGAATCTGCTGGTCTTTGCTTCTTGCCTCAGAAATAAATGATTTAAAAGTTTTCATGCCTTTTTCTTCTTCCTCCCTGCACAATGTGCTTTTTGAGAAAATCCCTTTGGGTTTTTACAATCAATTGACTTTTTATACTTAGAAGACCAACCCTCTAAAACATATTCCTCACCATAAGATTTAGGATTTAGTTTTCTTGCTACTTCACCAGCAGCACTAGAGTTTTTCTTGCTCTTGAACTTGGACTGCATTCTCTGCCATTGTTCATGACTAGAATCATAGAATCTAGGATTATTTTTCAGTTGTCCACTAATTGCCTTAGTTTGTTTACTATTGCCATGTTGGTCAATCTGAGTGTCACTCTTTCCTCTTGAAACCCTTGGTCCTATGCCCATAGGATTCTGCTTATGGAACTCATCATAGTTCTTATCTTTCTTCCTGTCATATTGTTTTGCCATTCTTTCTCTAGGGAGTCTCTTATAGTCTTCCGACATGCCCCCGCCACCGTCACCACCTGCATCATTACCGCTGTCACCATTTCCATTACCATTTCCATTCTTTTTCTTCTCCTCGTCATCTTTCTCAAGATAACCACCACGTCCTACATACCAACCAAGAGGAATCTTTTTGCACTTTTTAGAATCGAAGCACCAATACTTACCAGCAGGACAAGACTTTGCTTCCTTTAGAGTGACTTCTTCAAGTTCAACTTCTTCCTTATATTGAGGATGATCGTCGAGTTTCATGCCACGCTTTTTCTCAAGGCGTGCTTTCTTTGCAGCAGTTTGTTCTGGAGTTGAACGAGGACCTGGATTGTTCAGCAGACTCATTCTTGCTGCTTGCTTTCCTACATCATCATACTTATCTCCTTCTGAGATTTTAACTTTCTTCGTCTTCTTTACGCAGTTTGGATACCTCTTACCAAACATGGTTTTCATACCTTTCTTTTCATATCCAGGCCAGCACTTTTCACCAAGCATTTCACTACCAATCCCTTCTGTTGGTTGTAGTGGTTCGTTAGTAATCAAGTCGAATGACTCGACTTCTAGTGGTGAGTAATCATCTCTCCAATTAGAGAATCCCTCAAATGCTCTACGTCCACGATACATGCTAGATTGAGCTTTTTTATTTGCTCTTCTATTTGCAACCTTCTCTGCTGGTGTAGGACCATCACCAAATGCTCTTGGTTTCTTCTCACCTGGAACTTTCTTCTTACCTCTCAAGATTCCTTCTTTCTTGGCACCAGAACCTCCACCACCATGAGGGTGTCTGACTGTACCTGGCATGTCACTTCCACCAGTATATGGATTAGTAGGGTCTTTCATTCCCTGCTTGAATCTACCAATTGAAGCAAGAGGTGCTAATACTTTCTTCTCACTTTTATGCACCTTAAGATGACCAGTCTCATCTTGTTTGATATATTTCTTACTGACAGTTTGATAAAGTGGTGTTCTACCTTTACCTTTTACTTTATCTTCTTTACGCATCTCCATCATAAAGTCTTCTTTCTTTAGACTCTTCTCCAGATGCTCTCTGTCCATAGCAACTTGAAGTTTTCTTCTATTTGCACCAAGCATATTATTTGCTTTTTGCCTTGCCTCACCCCTCTTTCTTCTTACACTTTCTGGTTCAGCATCAATTGCTTTCATCTTTTCAAGTTTTTTTGCAGCAGCAACACCTTTAGAGATATTGGGTGTCCCAGTGCCATATCTTCCTTTTGCTTTCTCTTTACCAACACCCATTCTTGCATTAGTCATTTTCTTTGACCATTTAAGAGTTCTTGTTGGGAACCCCTCATCATCATGCATTTCATCAGAAGTTCTCAGGGGAACATATGCTTCTGCGTAAAACTGCTCGAATGCCTTCATCTCTTTTACGTCTTTTTTGTATTTATCCTTACCCCTACTTCTTTCTCTGGCAAGTTTAATGTTACGAGCACCTTGTGCAACAACTTGACTATCTAGATTTCTATCTGCTTCCTTTCTCTTATTTGAGTACATTTGCATCAAAGCAACACCTGGAGACTCAATATGTCCAGTCTTAACAAAATCTCTAGCAGACTGCCCAGCAGTTACTGCCATTGCTGTACCAAGAATAGCATTAGCAATTTTCTCTCGTTTTCTTGCTTCAGAAAGCATTTTAATACAAAAAGACCTCTGATTATTTATCAGAGGTCAAACACTGCATCTATTGAATTTTGAGTCAGGTCAAGTTGCAACTGCAAAACAACAGTGTCTTGCTCAAGAGATATAATTCTGTCTTGCAACTTTAAGATTTGATTTTGTAATTCAAGAATAGATGTAGTCATTCTTCTACTTCGGTATTTTGTTGTCTCAATTTCTCCACAAGATACTCAGCAAAACTTTCCATTTTATCTGGATGAATTTGCTGAATGCCTGCTTCCTTTACTGCGTTAGTAATGCTGTAAATTTCATTCTGGTCAAGTTTTTTACCGTTTGATGGAAGAGTCATAGTACCTCGTTGATTGTCTACGTATCATAACAGAAAAAATCTCGAAACCCTGATTATTTAATAATGTCTTCAGGGTTGTGAAAACTTTCTTAATTATTCAACAATAGGACCCCAAGTTCCACTGTCACCTGCTTCTCTGCTTTCCAACTTATCCATGATTTCATCGAATGTTTGGAGACTCTCCATTTCTTGGATGAGTTTAGCAATACTTGTACATACTAATGGTCTTTCTTGACGAGCAGCAAAAGCAAGTGCATTACGCAGGTGAGATTCTGCTTCTCTCAAGGATTCAGATACAGATTTAGAAAGTGCCATCAGGAATAAACGTCAGGGTATTTTGCTTGGATTTTCTCATTGGTTGCCACAATAAGAGTATCGGTAATATCTTTAAGTAGTGGAAGAAGACGTGGATTAATCTGTGCATTATTATCAATGCCAGTTCCCTCAGGGAAAATAGCAACTCTCACCTTATCCATAAGAACGCCGTACTCTTTGGCACAACCTTCAAATTCATCCAACCATTCTTGACCATGTTGAATGTCATCGAATTCCATCACACTCATTTTAATTACCTCGTTAATAAGATTTCTATTGTATACTAATTTTTGTTAGTTGTCAACGACCAGAACCAGACATCCAACCATAACCGTTGTTACCGCCTTGGAAGTTTTCAGAACCACCTTGAGATTCTGAAACAGTGTTCCAATTTGCTGATGCCATTTCATACATCTTTTCATGAATATCTTCTGACTCAATAATTCCAGACTCTTTACGCATATCTTCATGCAGTCTTTCAGTTGCTTCTTGATGTCGAATAAATTCTTCTTGTTTTTCTGTACGAATTGGAGCAGGACCAAACCACTCATCATCTTCTAGATATGCTGGTGCAGGAATACCAATCCAAGGAGTAGAATTATTCATTTCAATGCAATCAACAATTTGGTCGTCAATTGCACATTCAATTTCTCTTTCGTCGATAACAGGAGGCCAATTAGGAATTGAAGTTTCCTGCTCTCTTATATGGAAAATATTTTTGATTGTTGCTTTCAACATAGGTTTTAAATCGGTCCTAATAAAATTTATATCAAAAGTGTTCATTGTGCAACAATAATGTTTGGATTTACTGATTAACAAATTCTTGTGTTGTTTTGTCGATGATTCTATTAGTTACATCTACGACAATTTGGGTACAAGACCCAGGAAGATTACTATAATTACCTCCTCCTTTTCCGTACATTTCATCTTTTACTTTGTTCAATGCATGGAGATATTCCATAACATTGATATCAAAATTTTCCCAATACTTAAGTTCTTCGTTTTTATCAGCAAACTTAGGAATTTCCATATCTCTTCAAAGTGAATGTTCCATTTTGATTATCAGTCCACTCTAGTTCATCACCCTCTTTCCACCCAGTTTCACTTAGTAGTTCTTCAGGCAATGTGATAAAACAGTCATCACCTTCACCTTCTACAGGAAGAGTGTAACTTTTTGATTTGGGTGGTTCTGTAACCAATTCTTTCGTAGTAGAACCAAATTCTCTACGATATACAGTATTGCCACCATCAGGTGACTCGTAAATATACTTCTTTTCGTCCGTAATAAAGGGGGTGTATTCAAATCCACCAAGTTCCGCAATGCAACGCATCTCTGGACTAAGGTTGTTCATCAAGTTGCTCCTTTACTGCCTTCACCACAATATCCTGGATTTCCTTGCTTGTCAACCCATTCATGAATGACCACTTTGGGTCTTCCTTGTCCCATTCAATAGAAAAGGAACCATCTTCATTCATATGAATTTTTAATGTGTCTTCACTCATTGATAATTAACCGTCATGAATTGTGAAATAGAGTATCTACCAAGTCCAGTAAATTTACCATACTTGTTTCTATTCTGTGCTTTCATTTTCACCTTTGTCACTTGATGTTGTACAAATGAATGAAAAATCATACACATGTTATGTTTGATTGTGATTTTGTGATCATACTCTGGGAAACACATATCACCACCTTCAAACTGCTTAGGTTCTTTATAGAACCAAGTTAATGCAGTGAACTGCGATGAATCTCTATGAGGTTTATACTGATTACTATTTTCATAGTAAGAAAGAAGAGTATGTTTAGTATTGACTCTTCTATAATTCCAAAAAGAATAATCGGTAGATGAGATTTCTTCAAGCAATTCTGGGTTCCAAATCTTTTTAGTAGCAAAAAGAATATTGGAGAAATCTCTATTAGGATAAAGTTCATCTAAGTGAATTCCATAATTCTGCTTCAGATAAGTTCCACTGACATCATCAAATGCAGAACCAGTCTCCTTAGCATTCCCCATTTTATGCCGATAACTGAGGAATTCAATTTCATCCCAAATAAGTTTTTCCTCATCACTATCATAGAGATCTTCTATAATAGCATGAGGAAAAGGTTCATTATGTAATGTTAGTTTCATTCTTCACATGCACCTTCTTTTTTATATTGCTTGCGGCACTTCTTTACTTCTTTGAGTTCTTCTTTAACCATTTGATATGCATCCTCGGCAGTAATTCTACCACCAAGTTCCATAGCACAAATGACCTCAACTCTAGTTCCAAAATGCTTAAGTGCTTCTTCAAAACAGTTTAGTTCTTCATACATTAGTCAATCCTCTACATTATAGTTGTATTCTAGTATTACTCTACTAAAAAAGTTTTTCATTGCATCTACTCGTATCTTTGCATCTTCTGACATGTCTTTACCGTTTTCAGAATGATACAAAATAGATTCATAAATTACACGGACATCCATAATGTCCAAATCTAATTGAACATATGGAAGTCCGTCATCTGGGATATTTTCAAACTCCATTGGCATCATCCCAATCTTTCTGGAACTGGGCAATGCCTTGGTCAGTCATGACATTCTTGAACATTTTCCAGAAAACCAGTGGTGGGATGGTAACAACATCTGCACCATATTGTGCACACTTTTCAACCTGACGAACATCACGAATAGATGCTGCAAGGATTTCGGGTTTGTTGTAGTTTGCCCAATCGTTATCGTAAACCTTACGAATCTTTTGAATTAGTTCAATTCCATCCACACTTTGGTCTTCCCAACGACCAACAAATGGTGAGATGAAAGTAGCACCTGCCTTAGCACAAAGGATTGCCTGTGCAACGGTGAATACCAAAGTTACATTGGTTTTAATTCCCTGAGCACTGAGAGTTTTACATGCCTTAAGTCCTTCAACTGTGCATGGAAGTTTAACTGTGATAGCAGCACCCATTGCAATATATTGCTGTGCCTGCTCAATCATTTCTTCAGCAGTGTCTGCAACTACTTCGGTAGATACACTCTCAAGGTCAGGAAAAGAATCCATCAGTTGTTGAGCAACTTCAAGGAGACTTCTTCCACTACGAAGAATAAGAGTTGGATTGGTTGTTACACCGTCAAGAAGTCCAGTTTCATATGCCAGAGCAATTTGCTCAGTATCTGCGGTGTCGAGAAAGATTTTCATTTGTCTCCTAGTGTATATTCCGAAAGATTTTCTTTACTTGTTATATTATAGATTACTGGTTGAATAGCAGTAATCCTGTTTTGGATGTCTGACAAAGCATCTTTCATCTGTTTATTTTCTTCTTCAAGAACTTTTACTTTGTCTTGAAGTTCAATGACTCTATCTGCAAGATAGAATGCATTTTTGTTAGTGCCTATCTTGTCTTCTGATGCTGCAAAAAACGATTTGATTAAGTTAATCATAGGTCATACCCAATCTGGTTTTCTGGATGGGTCACGAAGATAATTAGATGCAACCCAAGGTTTGGATGAGATATACATCTTGTAAGCAGCAAAAGTGTTAATGCTTGTGTCAAGTTTGTACTCATCAGGCATTGCCCTCACAAATGGTGTATGTTCTGACCAAGGTGCCCATGGAAACAATTTTTCTGCGGCTTTTAAGGCATTCTCACAAGTATGTATCTTATCATATCTATGAGTATATTCAAGGCAAAGCATGAGTCCATGTAGAATCAACCACCTAGAGTTGGGTACAGACTCTGCTGCCCACCTGGTGCAGGGATGGTTCCTGAATGCCCCCTTCTCAGTCCTGTAAGGGGTGCCGTCTGCCTTGGGGAGGGTTCCATACCCATGCCCCCATCTCTCGGATGCCACGATGGCAAGCATCTGGCAGCACTCAAGAGGCATCTTGACCACATGCTTATCAGGCAAACAGACCGCTGATTCCCTTGGGTCCGAAGAAGTTACGAAGATGTTCATCGTCAAAAAATTGAAGAAGGTACTCTAGTCCCCATACTATACACCGAGATGGGATTTCACACTGGTTTTCTTTGAGAGTCTTAACAGCATTTACAAGTCTCTCCAAACCACACACCTGTGCAGTTACTTCTGAGATTTTCATAAACTCTGCATAGTCTTCATCCACACCTCTCTTAACACCACTCACATAATATTTTCTTGCTTCACGCATGAGTTCTTGTGATTCTGGTGCAAACTCGATAGTTCCATTATCAAGTGGAATTGCCATATTCTTTATAGAGGACATGCTGAACTTCATAGACTTCCTAGTCTCTTCGATTGGAAGTTTATAATCAGCATCATCTCTATGTGCATACTGGATAATACCGTTGGTACATTCCATCACACGGAGAATCGCAATCTTATCTAACTCACCCTCAGGCAGATTCTGATACAGGGTCTTCCAGTCCTTCTTCATTTTCCTCCTCGGCTTTTTTGTTGAATCCAAATGGTGCGTGTGAATCTGTTTGCATACGAAGTTTTTGTGCAAGTCCACAAACAGATTCCATAACTTTCAGAGTGTCCTCCACATTGGAGTTCTCTGGCATTTGTCGATGCACAATATCAAACAGAGAGAAGAATTTGTCTGCTGCTTCTGCAACTTCTTCAGGAGTCAGTGGTTCGCTGTTCATCAGTAATTACTCCATTATCATAAATTTTTACAGTTGGTTCTGTATAGTCTGTTTCATGCAGTTTTTTCAGTGCTGCAAGAACCTCGGGAGTTTCTTCCCATTCAAAAGTGTCACCACTTTTAGTAATGAATTGTCTAGTAGTCATGAGTAAGAATCTTTTGCGTTTTTAAGTGTAGTTAGTAAGTGCATATCACCATGGAAATATCCTGCAATGATAATGCCAATACCAAATAAGAAACATGCCACTAGACTAAGAACTAATGGCATTGTTGGGTTCTGTGGTTTATCAGAGTTTTCCACCGACCACACCGTTGTTAATGGTTCTGGTGTATTCATCGAGTGAACCATCTTGCAGACACTTAAGATGCCAACGGGACATAGTAAGAACTGAGTCTTCAGTTAGGCCAGTGATAAAATGTTGTCCCAGAGGGTTCTTCAGAATACTAGTGTAAAGACCAAATCTTGTCTTCTTAATGTAAAAGGCATCATCGACCCACACAACATCATTGGGAATATCTTTCTCGACTGTTCCACCAAAGGAATCTTCGAGTCTGGGTTTGCGTGCTGTACCTAGGTGGGTCATTTCTTCTCAAATAAAAGATACTGGTTTTTTCTGAACTTTTGCCGTTTAAGATATTTCTCAGCATGGTCCATACATTGGAAAAAGCAAATCTTCAAATCTTGAAGGTCTTTACCATCCCTATGATAGACTTTCACTGGAAACGTTGAATGTGGAAACCTCTTTTTCTCTTCGGCAGAGATTTTAAGGTCTGTCTTTTTCTTAGATGCTGCCTTCTTCTTTGCTAGAGATTTTCGTGCAGCAGGTTTTTTCTTTTCAGGTTTGTCCATGTATGTAGTGTACCAGGGAAATCAAAAAAACGCAATCAGTCTTGTGCCACTTCAAAGCAGACAGAATTGAACTTGCCAACCATACCTTTTAGTGAAACTTTTGTATGTTGGGAGTGAACTTCTACGTCAGTGACAGTGTAAACATGTCCAAGAATACATGGTGGGAAATCATTGTTTCCCCATCTTTGTTGTTCTATAGTACACCCAAGAAATCTAACTTTATCATTGGGTTGAATCTTTTGTATCATCATCTAAGTCAAAGCATTTTTCAAATTTATTTCTCAATGCATTTATTTTGTTGTTCTCTTGTACTTCTAAAATAAGGTCACTTATAATCTTTTCTTCTTCAGTAAATTCCATACGATGCTTTGTTTTGATGTCTACGAGCCTAACCATATCCATGTAGTACTCATGACTTTTACCAACAAACTCATCGTAATCCATCATACAAGCATTCCCTTATCTGACATATACCTAAGAGTTTCTTTCAGAGTTCCTCTATGATTCAATCCAATAGCAATCTGAGGGTACTCTGCCTCACTACCAAACTCAGCACGAAACTGCCTATCACTAAAGTCAACACCAAGAATAAACTCTCTCACATCCTGACCACATGCTTCAAGAACCATCTTTGCTCTTTCTGATTCTTGACTACCGTTACCATATACTAGTGCTTGCATCTCTTTTCTCCTTTTTGACCATGTATTATCACCAGGAACTGGTTCTGTACCATATTCCCAGGTATCATAATCGTCCTCATTACGAGGGTCAGCTGTTAATTGTGCCATCTTACCAATTTAACACAGTAGTAAAACTTAGAGTGATTCTTGGTCCTAACACTAAGGGAGTATGATAAACTCCTTCTCTAATAAAAAGTGCATCACCTGGTTTTACAAGTGCTTCAGAACCATCATCAAATTTATATATAACTTTACCACGAGAACCAACTATAAGAACATCATTTACATCTTTGTGTCTTCCAAAGGTATTAGAGAATGAAGTAAAAGATACATATACGTCTACATTGTAAATTTCTCTAGAGAAGTTATCAAAAACTTCATCGTAGGCATCTCCAATAGTTCCAGGAAGATATGTAGATTCAAGAACAAATGTAGGAGACATTTCTGCATCCTTTTGAATCACCTTACATGCACTTTTAATTCTTTCATATTCTAACTTATCAAGGGTGTCTTCCCAAGATACATCTTTTACTTTGGAAAACAAACCTTCATTTAGTTTATAATCCATTCTTCAGTCACGTTGTCTCCAGTCGTCAGGTTTGTCTTGTTTAAACCAGTCTACAATCTCATCAGCACCACTAAACCCCGTTATGTGATTAGATGGGTCGGGGTCTCCTAGTCCCATCTTATTCATAAAATCATCCACACTGCCCTCCTCAATCCCCTTGGACTGACGACGTGCTTTGTTTAACCAGTCTCTAGCAGTG